GCGCGCTGTGTGAGTCGGCGAAGAAGGCGGGCATCCCGCGCGGCGCCGACCTGACGAAGCACCTGACCGCCAAGGGCGTGAACTTCGCCGATGCCGAGGTCGCCGCCAGCTTCTCCGCCATCGTCACCGAGGTCTACGCCTCCAAGTGATCAAGCGTCACCGCGCGCGCCGTGGGCACTCCTCACCTGCGACGCGCCGCTGACATCAAACCGCCCCATCGTGGGCATGTGTGCTGACAAGAGAGGTCCAAGATGGACTATGTGAAGGACTTTACGGTGGGTGCGGTCGCCGTCACCCAGTGGATGCCGCTGAAGCTCGATGGCAGCGGCAACGTCGTACCGATGACGGCTGCCACCGAGAAGATGATCGGCGTCGCGACCAAGAGCGCGGCGGTGGGTGAGCAGGTGGGTGTGCAGGTCGCGGGCGTGATGACGTGCATCGTGGACGGCGGGAGCGCCATCGCGGTGGGTGCTGACCTCATGGGCGGCGCGGGTGAGCTCGTCGTGTACGCGTCCACCACCGGGCGCCGCAAGGTCGCCAAGGCGCTCGAGGCCGCTGGCGACACGCGCCAGATCCGCGTGCTGTTCTATGCCGATGAGCAGGCCGCTCAGGCTTGATCTGATGATGTGATGTAAGGCGGCGCGCGCGGCACAGGCGGCGCGCGCCATCCTCAAAGACGGGCCACAAGCGCCCACTGGCCCGTAAGGAGGGCTCAAAAATGGGATTGGACCAGGGTACGTTCCCCGATGTGTTGATTCAGGAGATGATGTTCGGGCTGCTGACCACCGAGGTCTCGCAGGCTGACAGCATCTGCACCCCCGGCCCGTTCCGCACGACGATGAGCGGTTCGGTGCCCGTGTTAAAGTCCATCTCCACGCTCGCGCGCGATGAGGAGATCGGGCTCGCCCCCCTCGCCATCGCTCAGGAGCTTGGCGGTGAGATGACCAGCGCGCCCTACACCGCGCTCGCGCGCGTCGGGCGGTCGTTCGTCTCCGATGAGGAGCGCAACGACATGGGCGCGTATGGTCAGGATGCGGTCGCGCTGCATCTGCGGTTGGTGAGGATGCAGGCCAACTTCAAGACGGATCGCGCGCTCGCCACCGCGCTCGCGTCCACCGTCTTGAACAACACGTTCAACTGCAACAGCGACGGCGCTGGCGAGTGGAACGACTACACGAACGGGACACCGTTGCAGGATCTGTTGCTCGCCGCCGACAGCTTCGCGCCCGACGCCGACACGCTCGTCCTCGGGCGCAGCGTGTACGATGCGCTGGTCGCTCACCCCGACATCAAGGCGCAGCTCGTCAACATCAACGCGGGCCAGATCGACTACTCCGGGCTCGCCGCGATCCTGCGCGTGAAGGTGCCGAACCTTCAGCAGATCTTCGTGCTGGACAAGCTGTACAACAGCGGCGCCAAGGGTCAGGCGCTGTCCACCGCGCGCCTGTTCCGCAACAACGCGTGGCTCGGTCACAAGCAGGATCTGATCCTCGTGGAGCCCTCCGGCGCCGCGATCCAGAACACCGTGGATCAGGAGCGTGATGTGGACCACCGCGCGCTCAAGATCCAGTACGCGCGCTACAACGCGATCCTGCGCCCGACGAAGGATCTCGGCGTGACGTTCACGAACGTCATCGGCTGATGATCCGCTGGATGAGGTGGTGGACATGATCCGCTACCTCATCCATGATCCGTCCTGACTGTAAAAATTATATCAAGGAGCATGAACATGAGCATCAAGATCGTCAGCGTGCGCGATGGGTTCAAGGATGAGGATGGCATCTGGCGCGAGAAGTGGCAGGTGGTGAGCGTGTCGGAGCACTTCGCTCAGGCGCTCATCGCTCGCGAGCGCACCATCTTCAGCACGGCGTCGCTCAAGGATCAGATCGCCAAGGGCCTCCCGCAGATCACCGTGCGCAACTTCTGCCGGGCGCTGGGGCTCTCGCTTGAAGGTGACATGAGCGACTGGCGCGAGCGCGCCATCGCCGCCCTCGTGAAGCTTGAGGCCGCCGAGGATGCACGCATCGCCGCGCTCGCCAAGCTCGCCGCCGAGGATGCCGCCGCGCCCGCTGGTGAGGATGAGGAGAAGGAGAAAGATCAGGCGGCGGATCATGACCCCGCCGAGGGATCAAGCGCGCCGCCCGCGACGGATCATGCCGCCGAGGGCGACGTCCCCAGTGACGATGATGAGCCCTCCGAGGCGCCACCCGCCGAGGATGCCGCCGCGTCCGCTGAGAAGCCCGCGAAGAAGTCGCGCAAGGCGAAGTGACGCACCCCCGCAAGCTGCCCTTTGACCCGTCCCGCTCGCTGCCCCACAAGGAGCGCACATGGCCGCCACGACCTTTGACCTGACTTGGGAGGACGTCCTTCCCGAGCTGCCCTTTGACCCGTCCTCCATCAGCGCGACGTCAACGCCCTCATCGGGTGACCTGACCTCGTACCTGATGGATGGCGGGTCACAGCTCGCCGGATGCTTGGCAAAGTCGGGGGTGAGCGCCGATGGGATCGCGACCCTTGACGACAACACGAAGCGCCAGTGTCAGGATGCATTGAAGGCGTATGCCGCCGCGAAGGCGATGGGGCGCATCGGGTACGCGGGCACCGAGCGCGACGCGAAGATGGCGCGCTTTGACGCGCTGCTGAGCCTGTTTGCGACCCGCCCGCAGATGCTCGCGCGCGGCACCACCGCGATCTCAACGAACGTGGACACCTCATCAAGCAAGCCCCGACGCGTGTTCGGGATGGATTACAGGTGGTGATGCAAGATGGCAGACCAGCCCGCTGATAAGGCAGCCCAAGGGCTCGCCACGCTGCTCAGGGACATGAGCGGGCGCATCACGGGGTGGACCGCCGCCGCGCCCAAGGTCCATGACTTTGTGCTTGCGCGGCTACAGGAACACGTCGCGAGCGAGGGCCGCGACACGGGCACACCGTGGGCGCCGCTCGAAGCTGGCGAGCCGAAGTGGGCGGCGCTCAAAGCCGCGCTCGGTGCTGACCCCCGCCCGCTCAGATGGGAGCCAGGTGTGCGTGAGCGTCTGGTTCCGAGCATCATCAACCGACGCCACCCCCTCCACGTCTTTGAGGTGCGCGGGGGTGATGTGCGGGTGGGTACGCGTGTTCAGTATGCGCGCCGCCATGACGAGGGCATCGGCCTGAACCCGTTTGGCGAGAAGATCCCCGCGCGCCGTCTCGTCGGCATGAGCAAGCGCGGGCGCGGGCGGCTCTCTCAGCTCCTCGCGATCTACATCGTGCGTGGTGAGACGCGCGGCAACAAGTGGGATAAGTGATGGCCCTCATCCAGCTCTCAGACGCGCGACGCCTCGCCACCGAACGGCTGCGCAAGATCTTCACCGAGGCGCTCGCAGGCGAGATCATCGCGAGCGTCGCGGATGACGGGCGCGGCATTGAGTGCCCGCCGCCCACCGCCGTCTTTCTCCAGCTCGAGATCGACTACTCTACCATCGCGCGCGACCACGCCGTCTTCATGGTGGTGGCGCCCGATGGTGCGCGGCGTCGGGTGCAGGATCACACGGGCGGCAACGGGCAGCACAAGAGCGTCACCGAGCAAGAGATCGCGTGTGCGCTGGTGTTCAGCTACCGCCCACAGCAGATCGCCACGACGCCTGCCGGGCGCCCGATGACCCCCGATGAGCTGATGTTGCGCCGCGCGGATATCTACATGGCCGCCATCATCAACACGATGCAAAAGTATGCTTGTGAGCCGTCAAGCATCCATGATCTCGTGTTCATCAACGACATCCCAACGCTTGTCACCAATGACCAGTTCCCCATCAAGGGGATCGCTCAGGTCAACTACACCATCACGCAGCACTGCAAAATCTATGACCGCAGGCCGCTACCCTAAAGAGAGGAGTCGATAAGATGGCCGATATCTCCGCAAATTACAAGCGAGTCTGCGCCGTGTCCGAAGGCACCTATGGCACCGACGCAGTGAACGCCGCCCTGACCACCGCCACGGCTGATATCATCTATCAGGACGTGCGCATGAACTTCGACATCACGCCCGTCGTGAATATCGTCGAGATTGACCGCGCGCGCGGGTCGCAGTCGGGCGTGGCGCACAGCACGATCCATGACCGCTGCACCATCGCGGGTGACGTCGCGCTCACCGGGCGCGCGGCGTCGGGCGCGGGCAACGAGGCGCCCTTCTACGCCCCGTTTCTGAAGGCGTGCGGGATGCGGGAGACCATCGTCTCGGACACGAGCGCGACCTACCGCCCCGCGACCCCGCAGCAAGCGGGCGCGACGATGTACCTGTGGACGCGCAACCTCGACGATGACAACTGGCGGCTTGTGTACAGCACGGGCGTGCGCGGTTCCGCAAACTTCCAGTTCAACGTCAACCAGGAGGCGTTCTTCTCGTTCACGGGCGTTGGGCGGTTTGAGGGGATGGTGTCTGACCCCGCCGCGTTCTTCAACGCCACCACGGGCGCCGCTGCGCTCTTGAAGGATGGGTCCACCGCCGTCACCGCGCGCTCAGGCGGCGGGGTTGAGCAGTTCGCCGCCAAGGATCCGCTCGTCTGCACGAACATGACGGTGACCATCGGCGGCAACACCTACTGCGTCCAGTCGCTCAACATCGACATGGGGTGGACCACCGACGTCAAGGACTGTATGGGCGCGGCGAGCAACGTGCGCACCGTGTACAACACGCGCGGGGCAGCGCAGCGCATCGCGGGGAGCTTCACGCTCATCGACGGCGCGACCGCGCATGACCAGGTGCGCGATGCCTACCGCGACGGCGCACAGCTCGCGTTCAGCATCGTCCTCACGAGCGGGGACGGTGCATCGGGGTCTGACCGCGTAACCATCAGCGGCTCCAAGATGCAGATCGGCGTGGTGAGCAAGGCAGCGGCGGGCGGCGTCCAGTCAAACGTCGTGCCCTTCTTCTTGAACGGGGACTGGTCAGACCTCACGCAAGATGACGACTTCACCATCGTGTATGACGAGGTGCCTTGATGCGCACCACGCGGGCGGTGACGTGCTTTGAGGCGGGCGGTGCGTCGTGGTGGATCGCCGCCCCGACGTCGGGAGATGTGCTGTCACTCATCGGCACCACCCCCGGGCTGCTTGCCCCGCAAGCCTCATCGCCCGCGTCATGGCTCGCCCCGCTGCTTGATGGCGCCGAGGGCATCCTCGGCGCCGATGGTGCCCCCATCGATCCGTCGAGCTGGCCCGTGTGGCAGCGCGTCCAGCTCATCGACGGCGCGCTGTCATGGGGCGCACAGCACGCGCTCGCGAGCGCGGTGGTCGCGCGCCACGCACTGACCGCCGCCGCCGCCGCGACCCTGCGCCGCGCCTGTGAGCTGTTTGTGGATGGCGGGTGCGAGTGCCCCGTCTGCACAGGCGCCACCGACATCAAGCGGCGCATCCCGTGCCGCTACACCCCGCACGAGCGCACCCTGCTACATGCCGCCGTCGCGCTTGGCCCCCAACTTGACGCGCCCTCGCTGGACGGTCCATGGTGGGTGTGGCAGACCTCATCGATCTGGCGAGCTGCCCGCGCTCAGGCGGCCACACGCGAGCGCAAGCTCAAAGAAGAGCGCGACCGATTCAGGGAGACGCTCGCAGGCTTCCCGGTCATCTGACCCGCACACACAAGGAGACTGTAAAGATGAAGTATTATGGAAATGGACCGTGGCTAAACTTGCTCGTGCATGGCTCAAAGGTCACCTTCCGGCGTCCCAAGGGCTCGGATCTGAACGCCTGCCTTGACGCCGTGCCGACGATCCGCAGCGCGATGATCGCCGCCGAGGCGCTGCGCAAGGCGGGCGCGGGCGGGCCGTCTGAGGTCGCGCTGTCAGTGCCCATCGGCGAGGTGCGCGCCGTCTGCACCTTCCTCGCGAGCCACACGCTCACCGTTGAGGGTATGGAGTGGGCGGGGATGGATGAGGCCGCCCGCTGCGACGTCTGGGATGAGCAGGGTGTTATGGAGCTGATGCGCGCATGGGGCGTCATCATCGCCTGCCACGCCACCCCCGCCGCCGCCGAGGGTCTAAACGCCATGCTCATCGACATGGAGAAGATGAAAAAAGACCAGGTGACGGATCATGCCGCCGCCGAGGGATCAAGCACACCACCGCGCAAGGCGTCAAAGACCCGC